TGCTAGCAACACCGTGGGTGATAGCATCGCCGCTACACTTGCTACGCGAACTGCGGTTTCAGCCACGCCTTCGATTTTGTCTAAAATGTTCTTTTTCTTAACTTCTTTGGTATCATTTGCTGCTGCAATAGCGTCGGCATAGGGTACGCCTGCCGCGCGCGCCTCGTTAAACGCCTCGCGCTGCGTGTCATTCCACTTAAGCCACTGTGTTTTACCGATAGGGAAAAGCGCTTTAATCATGTCAATAATACCCCTGATGCTTACTGCTCTTAAAGTACACAGTTTCATCTGGCTCGTCTAGGTTCGTTGTAACGTACCCCCCACGCCTAAATCTGTGCATGGCCATCGACACTGTATCGACATAGTCATCATTCTGACCTGCCGGAAATTCTGCAACTTCATCAATGACTTCTTCGGCCCAACGGGTCGCTGGTGCCCAGACACGCCCAGAGGCAAAAATATCAGCCACACCGTTTAGGCGGCTTATCTTATCATTTCCTCTAGTAGGGGTAAACTCTTGCACGGGTATCCCCATTGCGCGCATCTCGTAGATGAGTGGCGCACCAGACGCCTTCTTTTCTATAATTACCCCATCTGGTTGCCACTCGCGGTATTCCTCGACGGCTACGCGTTTAAGCTCGGGAAACTCCATGCGGTCACGGAACGCATTGAGCAGGATGATGTTAGCTTGCGTATTTCCTGCGTCATCGGGCTGATAAAACACGCCCCAAGTGGTGCAGGCGGAGTAATCCGCCCTACTAGTTTTTTCAAACGCCGTATCCCACGACTGAATTATGTACTCGCACTTGGGTGGATCTTCGCCTTCCCAGATGCGCCAGTGTTTACGCGACACAATGGCCGACGAGTCCGATGTGGGCTGCTGCATGTATTGAGCGTTCCAATACCGAGGCTCCATCGACGCTTTAATCGTCTTCATGGTATCTAACGGCCACTGCTCAGGCCACAGGCTTTTCTCTTCTTCTGTGTCCTGATGCAGTATGGCTGGTAGCTCGACGATTTCCCACGGCAACGCATCGGGGTTGCGAATCTGATAATCAATAAGCCGGCCGGTAAGGTCGAGCAAACTCCACCGGGTCATAATTACTATGATCGCCCCACCCGGCATTAAGCGTTGAAGAGGGCCGGTCTGGAACCACGACCATGCCGTATCAAACGCCAGCTTGCTATTACTCTTTACGTCCTGTTCAGAGTGAGGGTCGTCAATAACGAAGAGATCAGCACCACGACCAGCCAAAGCGCCGCCAACACCAGCAGCATAATACTGCCCGCCTGCCGCAGTACTCCACTTGCCGGCCGCCTTCTGGTCAGCCGCCACTTCCGTTTTTGGAAACAGGTCATGGTACTCCTCGCTGTCAATCAGGTTCCGTACCCGCCGGCCAAAGTCTTCTGACAGACCTGCCGTGTGGGTTCCCATGATGACCTTTTTGTCCGGAAACTTGCCTAAAAAATAAGCTGGGAACAGGTAGCTTGAGAACTCAGATTTACCGTGGCGTGGTGCAATATTGATAATAACCCGCTTCTTCTTACCGGCAATTACATCCTCAAATATCTTAGAAAGCTTGCGGTGGTGCGGGCCAATTTTAAAGCCGGGGTACACGTGTGTAGCAAAACCCAATAACGAATCCTGTGCCACAGCTTTACTTGCCCGGTGTGTGCGCTCTTCTAAATCCGACAGTAGCTCCGCTTTTTCTCTAGCGGATAGCGTAGGCAACACCGCCTGTAGCGCCTTAATCTCTTCAGGACTCAGTGTCGCTTGTGTCATTTTGTAATTCTTGTAAGCTGCGGTCTAACTCTATAACGTCGGTTACATCTGTGATTTCGACGATTCTTGACATTTTATTAAGCTTCTCTTTAATGCGTTGCTCCAGTTCGCTGTCAGACAGTTCTGCCTTTTTAATCTCGATCTTGTCAGTAAACAGGCCAATCTCAGTAACCTTGCCCAGAAGTGCCAGCGCCTTTAAGCGTATTGATGCTGTGGGGTTGTTGGTCTCTTCTAAGATCTTAGCTACCGTGTAGCCACGTAACTCCTTGGCCTGCTGCACAAACTCCCAATCGTAGGCTGTCAATAAACCGACAAGGTGCTGTACGGCTGCTGGGGTTTTAATTTCGGCAAGAGATTCGTGGGTTCTTGGATTGGCGGTAACCATGCCGCTGAATGCGGTGCGGGCAGCTTGTGCCTCTATGTCGTTGGCAACGTCGGTGCTGGCGGCTCCTAAGTCTTTTAGCCACTCTGCGGTCTCGACCTGAGCGTCTACCGTATCCGCAGGCGACGCTTTTCCAAAGGGCTTGAAGCCTTCTGTGTCGTCATCCACCGGCGGTGTGTAGTTAACTAAATCGTCAAACATGCGTAGGCCCTTGCAACCTCGTTACCCGGAGTGTATATTTAAGTTTGCAAGTGTGCAAGCGGCAACGCTTCTCGTTTGCTTCTCCTCCATTCGCACCTACTGCGAAATTTAGCCCCAGCCTAGTGCTGGGGTCTTTTTTTATGGGTGTTTGTCTAAGGTTAGACAAGGTGACTTTTCCAATTTTTTAAAAAATTATATGGGGTACCGCTTTGCTGGGAAGGGGGGGGGGTACCTTCAAAAGCTGCATTTGGGGTAATTGTCTAAGTGATAACTAGAAATGCTCTGTGCGGTCGTGGAATAGTGTTCTAGGCGTAGCCCCCCTCCCTTCTTGTATACGGGGTGGTGGGGGTACGGTGGGGGTTAGACTGACCCGATTTCCCTATGAGAACGGCACTGAGATTCCGATCAAACGACCCCATTCGTATAATTGATTTCAGCAAGTAGGGGATCGCTCTACTTCACCACCGAAAGGATATACACCATGACCAAAGCAAACAAAGCACAAGCATTCGCAACTCTTAATGCATTCGCCGATAGTAGGGTTGCACTCATCAAAGGTATGCAAGCGGCCGGTTATGCCACGATCGAGGATAGTAAGAACATCGTCATCGAATGGGCATGTGAGAAAACCGGCTGCGCTTTCACCAGCACGAAAGCAGGAAAGAACCGCCTTGATTCAAGCAGCAAGAAGTACGAAGCAGCAAAGACTACCGTACGCGACGTTATGCTCATGCTTGCCGGTACTACGCGTCACAAGCAAAGCGACAAGAAAGAAGCCGCCCCGAAAGTTGTCATCATAGGGTGCAATACCGTCGAGGAAGCCATTGAAGCGTTTAATGCAGCACTGGCAGCAAAGTTTGGCGGATGAAATTGTGGGGAAGCGGCAAGTGTGACGCCTTGCCGTTGTTTGGAAACGTGTCCAATCGGGTCAGACTGACCCCAATCGAAAGGAAAAATCATGACTAAGTTACTCAATGCATACCGCAGCATCCCATCACCATCTAACCGCACCAAGCTACAGAACTACCTGCATAAGCACATGATGGCCGTAATACTAGCGACGCCAGAAGAAGTAGCGTTTCTCAAAGCCAACGAATTCACCATCTAACCGAAAGGAAAAATCATGAAAGCACCCGAAATCTTTTTTGTCGAAGTAACCGATACCTATGGCGGTGAATCTAACTACTCATGGGTGCATCGTTTCAAGGTACACGCCACTACCTATAGAGGCGCGATGCGTAAGGTAAGCAAGCACATGGGTTTCAATGCCAAGCTCGCTTGTAACTACGGCGGTATGGCACGTTACAATTTCAGAGGCGCAGCAATCTGTGCCTTTGTATCAGATTACGAGGATCAAGCAGAGCACTACCTGCGCGTAGTCTCACTCTAACCAACCCAATCGGGTCAGACTGACCCCAATTCAACTAAGGACTAACACCATGCACCTAATCTATGAGAAGACCGGTAAGCCCGTTAACGCAGGCGACATAGCACATACCTTCAGAGGCGGGGCTCGGTGCTGGTCTACCGGCACAGCGGTGACGTGAAAAGTTACCATGATATGACCGACGAGATCGACCGCGAGCTGGCTGAAATCGGGCTTGGATGGGTACTCAAAGAGGATGCCTACATTGACTGTCACAAGTGCCAATTCATCGGCGAGCTTGCATGTGATATTCGTCGCTTGGCCGTACCGCGCTAGTAGAAAAGCGGACGTGCTTAAGACTTAGCGTGCTATCGGGGATGCTATTTCGTATTTTAAATTATGCGCCTACGTGTGCGAAAAGGAAAATTATGCTCAAGCTCTCAAAAGCCCACCAATTGACACTACTTCGGCAGGTCAGTGACGCGACCCTGCTCCAAATCCGCGCATTCTCTGGCGATTCAAACCCGCAGGTAGTCAAGATGTTGACGAAAAACGAGGGTTACAAAATGGCCATTGATGACGTTATAGAGATGCTGGCGCACCATGACACTGTCCAACTTCGCATCCTTATCGGGTAAACCGTCGTCCCATGCCTGGC